ATCTCCTAGAGTCAGCATGTCAGTTAGACCTGCCCTCATTTTAGATACCATAGGACCGGCATCTACTTTTTGCTGTTGTGGTTGCTGTGTACTTTGTTCTGCTTCTAAACGAGCACGAAACTCAAATTCTTCTTGTTCAGTCATGTTTATCCTTAGATAGTTACTAATTATTGAGTTTGACTACGTTTCCAATCTTGGTATCTTTTTTCTTTTTCTGGATCTTGATAACCCTGTTGAGTTTGTGGAGACTGTGCGGCTTGCGTACCTACTAAAGCTCCGCTAGACTTGTACTTGGATTTAAATTTAGATCCATAATCCATTTCATGCTTATCTAGAATATCTTGTAGCTGGCTCTTTGCGTTATTAACCCACTCGATCAAAGCCTGTTCGTCCCCAAAGCCGGGGAAAGATGCGAGAGCTTGGGCAATATCTTTATCAGAAGCAGCTCCCGGTGGAAGGCTCTTGATAACTTCTTCCATTCTTAGCTTTGCAATCTTGGCCTGAGCAGCAACTGTACCGCTACCAGCAAGTTTTTTAGTCATATCTCCTTTTGTTGTCCAATCAACACCGACAGGAGAATATGCATTTTTTACATCTTCAAGTTTAAGTTTATTAAACTCATTCATAAGAAGCTGAGCAGCGTTAAATTTCTCATTAACAGTTTTCATTTCTCCGGCACTTCTAATCACGCCAGAGGTGTCTCTATAAGCACCTCCTTTGCCTACTGGACCAGCTTCATCTGGAATACCCTCAGAAGCTCTCTTAGTAGCTCTTGTTTCTAGAGCCTTCATAATTTGAGTAGGATCGCCATATTTGCGAACAACAGCTAAAACTTGGTCATCTGTTGCGTCAGGAGGTAGCTGAGAAAGTTCAGCACGCAGCTGATCCTCTAGATTAAATTTCTGTTGCTCTCTAGCAGCTTGTTGTTCAGTACGCATAGTAGTTGCTTGAGATTGCTTTAATGCATTTGCTTGCTGACCAAGATACATAGCACCTTCAGTAGCACCAATGCTTTGAGCATATTGTGCAGCTTGTGCAAGACCTTCGGGAGTATTAATGTCTACACCACTCTGACCAATCCAATCTTTAACTTGCTGCATCTGACGAGCTTGTACCAGTCTAGGATCTTCACCGCCAAGCAAACCACCAACACCCTGACCAAGCATAGCACCACCAGAGTAGATACCAAACTGAGCTTGTTGCATTGGAGTTAGCTGAGCAAATTGCATTGCTCTACCAAAAATAGGAGCAGTATTTTCTCTCTGAATTTCTTGAGGAGTTGCTCCAAAAAGACTACCAACAATATCTTGTGCCATAACTATTCCTTAGTAACCCATCCACGAACCAAAGCCAGTATCCTGTGAAGGAGACATTGGCCCAGATCTACCAGTAGTAGCCCATCCAGTACCTTGATTTCCACCAAACAAGCTGCTCCAGTTACCCATATTAGATTGACCTAAAGAGCCACCAACACCTTGCAGCAAAGTACCCCAAGGGCTATATGCACTATTCTGATATTGATATCCGGCAATCTGAGGAGCCATTTGAGCAGCAAGATTGGCTGCTGCAGTAGATGCATTATACTGCATAGTGCCAGCATACTGTTCACCTTGAGAAACAGGTGTAGCCATGCTAAAGCCTTGAGTTACAGGAGTATAAGCAGTTTGTTCTAGACCTGTAAGAGCTTGCATACCTGTAGCAAACGGAGCTTGAGACGCAGCTACATTACGGTACAGTTGATTCTGTAGATCACCTGCAGTAGTATATCCAGCAGCGCCACCACCAAATAGCTTACCAGCAGTAGTGATATCTTGTTGTAGATTCTCTCTTGCTCTTTGTTCAGCTTGAGCAGCCAACTGTAGGTCTTGTTGAGCAATAGCATTATAGTAAGCAGCCATTTCAGGATTTGAAGCAAGCATACCACCAGCTTGAGTAGCACCAGTAGCTAGACCTGTTCTACCTGTATTAAATAGTCCTTGTCGTGTTTGAGCTAGTTGTTGTTCTCTTTGAGGAGCAACCAACTGCTGCATACGATTGTAGTAGTCTTGCGTAGCACCACTTACGTCATAGCTAGTAGGCAGTGCTTGACCAGCAAGACCATACATTCTTTCAGCGCCAGTAACTGCTTGCTGAGCACCTGTAGCATACTGAGGGGCAGCACTTAAAGCAGACTCAGTAAGTCCCATGTATTGAGGGGCAAGTCCTGTTTGTCTAGCCTGTAGATCTGCAAGCCAAGAGGCAGGAGTCGCTTCTACACCTGTTAGTCTACCAGTCTCATCGTATGTGTACTTAGGAGTACCAAACATAGAGGTAACAGTAACAGGTTTAAACTGACCTCTAGCACCAGCAGCAGCTGCAGCATCCGTAATAGCTTTACGCTGCTCTGCAGACAAGTTTCTAAGATATTCAGCCTGTTCGTTAGCAGCTCCAGCAGCAGCATCTCCAGAGATCATGCCACCGATAGCGCCAGTGATTCCACCTACAATCGAACCCATATTACTTTCTCCAAATATGTACTGCTCTAGTTACACCATCGCCGCATAATACATCGGCTAATTTTATGAAATTACAAATCTTTAAAAATGACTGCATTCTTTTATCATAGATGAAAGGCATTGCATATATCGGTTCATCTATACTGTTACAGAGTTTTTCTAAATCCTCTAAAAACTTCTTCTTATTTTCTTTATTCCATTTACCTGTGAAATCACAATGGATAAAGAGATCTTGCCAAGGAGTTCTTTCTAAGTAGAGGATATAGTTCTCTGTAGTTACTACTGGTACTTTTACGCCGTACGTTTCCAAAGTTTCACCACAACGTATGGCTGTAGATTAGCATTAGTACCACTAGAGCCTGTGGAGTCTGTAGTTCCTGTTAAGGTATGTGTGTGAGCCCCGTTAGACTGAATACTAATACCAGTAGTGCTTGATCCGGTTGTTTGTGAGTTAAAGAATGAAGTACCGCTAGTTTCATATCTAATAGTAGAAGATACTGCACCGCCAGAAGGAACAGAGTGTGTGTGTCCCGGATCTGAAATAGAGTGAGTATGCGCCCCATTACTAGAAGTAGTTCCGGACAATGTATGTGTATGGCTTACAGTAATAGCATCTTTACTGCCACCAGTTTCACCCATAGTGTCAAAACTAGTATCACCTGTGTCTTGACCTACAATTACTTTACCTGCACCAAAAGCTTCCCAAGTACCAAAACCAAGCAAAGTAGCTGGATTAGTAGTAGAAGTAGCATTGATGTAGATAGAACCTACAGGATAAATAGCCTGAAGTGCAGCCTGTACAAAAGCAGTAGTAGCTAATTGAGTAGTGTTAGTACCATAAGTAGCTGTAGGAGCTGCAGGAGTGCCTGTAAAGGTAGGACTATTGCTATCAGATTTAGAAGCAACAGCAGAAGCTACAGCATTCAGTTCTGCATCCAGTTCTGCACCTTTAATAACCTTACCAGAGTTACCTGTAGGAAGACTGTCTTTAACAGTTAAGTTGTATAGACGAGTATAATCGCTCATTTAAAATCCTTAGTAATGAATCTTACCTAGTTTGCAATATAAATCTACTTTTTGTACTGAGACAAAAGTACCATCAATATCTGCTTCCATGCCTAGCTGAATAACTTCACCTGCGCCGCCAGCATTCACATAAACATCATCTAGTACAACACCATCAGAGTATTCACCAATACCATATTCAGCAATGTTATATTCTGAGACAACTTCAGCAGGAAGTCTTACAGAAGCACCAGTCAATGTTTCACTATAGTTAAAACCATAAAGAACAGAGATAGGCTGGTTTGTACCACCAATAATAACCCAACCAAGTTTCTTTAGAATCTTAATGTTAGTAGGCTTATCAAGATCAAAGTGATTAGTCTTGTATGTCATACGGTACGCAGTACCATTATCTTGATAGCCTTGATAACGACCTACATGATTAGTTTTACCAATGAGTAAAATACCGTCTGATCTCGATAGGTAAGACTTAGGAGTAATCTGGTTCCAAATAGTAGTTCTAGCTGCACCGTTTTGTAGTGTTTGACGAGTATCAAAACAATACGTATAACCAGTGGTAGGCAGTGTTAGTAGATAGAAAGCATCTCTAGAATAGTAAACTGCTTTAATATTATCTTTATCTTCGTTTACTACTTTACTAACTAGATCATCTCTAACATTCATAGAGATATCACGCAAAGGAGCAGACTTCTCTTGAATAAGACGCATCAAAGACATAACGCCAGTTTCAGATAAGAAAATAATATCTGAACCAGTCAATGCTACAGAGTCTCTAGCAATACAGCCAACACCTTTAACAATATCCTGTAGAGACATCGTTGCAGGATCTTCAGCACCTTTATAGATCAATACCTGACGCTTACCAAAGATGAACAGGAAACCATTAAATGCAGAGATAGCCTGAATAGCATCAGAACCACCATCCCATACAGTAGATAGATCTAGAGTACCTGCAGTACCAGTATTCCAGACATTCCCATTCAATAGATCAGAGAAGCACAGAGTGTCTTTATCTGTAGTAGTATTACCTGCCCAGAGTCTACCGTAAGCAGAAGTAACACAATTAGCTTCTGGGGCAGTTGCTACATAGTCTGCAGCCTCTGTAATACGGGTGTAAGTGGTTGTAGAAATGGCTGGATCATACACTAATGGAGCATGTCCAGACTGAAAGAAGTATAGTCTATTGCCTACAGAGGCAGTCTGCCAGTTATTAGCTGTAATAACAGGGGCAGTACCGCCACCACCATAAGTAACTTCTGTGTATGCAGAGCCAGTTACTTTATAGATCTTATTATTAGCACAGCAGAAAGTAGTAGAAGTATCTGTCTGGTCAATAAACTCAGCAATACAACCTACATCGCCACTAACACTACTAGGATTAATAGGAGCCCAACCTCTACGGCTACCAATTCTACCTCTAGAATCAACAATACAGTTGAAAGCTTCCAGAGCAAAACCAGCAGATAGATTAACAGCAGACTCTTGCAGATTAAGACCAGCAAAGCCGGGAGCTTGAAGAGTAGCAGTAACAATCGGGTTAGCCATTATTGACCATACCAAATAGTTTCTTCAGGGAAGTTGTTACATTCAATAGCTATATGATCTGACAAAGAACTCTTATACATCATTTGCATTTCAGAGCTATTAATTCCACCTGTTTCACCACGTTCTTGCATAGCCTTAGCTACAGTACCAAGCACTACAGGATCATAAGGAATTTTAATTTTATCTGAGTTATTAACAAGCTCAGGATGTGATAAATACAAGTTTATTCTTAGATTGTAAACACCATCAGGAATAGGATAAAAATCAAACAGCGTATCACCATTATCATCCTGCCCATTGGGGTTATAGTATAACGGACTTCCTTTTTGAGGATCAGTTAACAAAAACCACTGGTTAAGCATTTCTGTAGGAGCATACTTCATAACAACGTTTTCAGTATCATTTAGTACATCAATGATTCTAAAACGAGATCCAGACCCTTCAAGTACATAACTAAATATGTTATCCGCAGTCGTAGCTGTAAGCGTATCTGTTAAACAGTTCCATTCATAAGAATCAGAAATTTCTCTGATTGTCTGGTTTACAAAGCGCCCAATAAGCTTTGAATACGGAGTATCAGTAACTGCTGTTACAGTAGGTTCTCTTAAATAAATAAGAGCATCGTTAACAGCTTCTAAATATGTTTTTCTAGCCATGTCTAGCAAACTCTCCGTATAATTCTATTCTTTTTTCTTTAGCTACTTTAGCTGCTTCTTCTAAATCTAAATAGTAACCAAAAAAATACTTTTTACCTTTTAACTGCATTGAAACTTCATATTTTTTACACTTTTTAGAAAACTTTACATTTTTAACGCCTGTTTTATTATCTTTTCTTATTCTAGCGTTAGCTTGATTTTGAGCATATGTGGCAGCTCTTAAATTTTCTATTTTATTGTTTGTAATGTCGTTATCTTTATGGTCAACCTGCTCTGGAAGAAAGCCATTAAACATTAAAAAGATTATACGATGGTTACCATATTTCTTCTTCTTAATTTGTGTTTCTAAGTAACCGTCTTGATTTTCGTTTCCTGCTTTACTGCCATTTGGAACTCTTCTAGGATTTGTAGAATGTTTCCAATATAAAACAC